CTTCATATTTTCTCCGGGGGTTATATTTTGACCCAGGGGTTTGCGTTCGGTATCTAAAGTGCTACGTAACGCAGTATATTCTATTGTATAAAGGGGGTAATACTAGTGTCTAACTTCGACGACTCGCTCTCGGATGGGCGGAGAAGTAGGCCTCCAGCGCTCTCTGTGGGGGAGCAAGAGGCTCGTATGGTCGGACTGGCGATGAGTCTTGTTGAGAAACGTATGCGCGATGGTACTGCCTCCCCAACCGAGACGGTTCATTTTTTAAAACTAGGCTCTCGGCTTGGAGAGTTGGAACTGAAGAAGCTTGAGACTCAGATCGAATTGAACAAAGCGAACGCCCAACAAGAAGTGGATTTCAAAGCCGCCATTGAGGCGATGTCTTTATATTCGGGTCGTGATCTTCCTGATGAAGCGTGATAGATCGTACTCGGAATTAATTCAGCTACCTTCTTTCGATGAGCGTTTTGCATATTTGGCGTTGGGTGGTAGGGTTGGTGAACAGACTTTCGGTGGAGGTCGGCATTTAAATCAGGCATTTTATCAGTCGCATCAGTGGCGCACGTTACGCACTCGGGTAATTGCGAGAGATCTAGGTCGCGACTTGGCTTTAGAGGGGTATGAGATATTTGGACGACCATATGTCCATCATATAACACCGATTTCTAGAGCAGAAATCGTTATGGGAGATTATAGTTCCGCTTTAAGTCCAGATAACCTCATAACAGTCTCTTTTGAAACTCATGAGGCTATTCACTACGGAGGGCTACCTAAATCCAAAGTAGTTATAGATAGAACCCCCAACGACACGAAACTATGGTGACATGGCACAAAAAAAGTACACCGCAAACCCCGATATTAAGTTTGGTCGAGTGGTAGGCAAGATCATTGAGATTGTTCCTGACGGGAATGACGCTGGGGACATCCCTGATTTCTATGGCGCTGATGGCACCATTGTATTTAAACCAATCAATCCTAAAACACTGGTAACTTCTGATACTCTCTTTGTGACTGCTCCACAGTCAATTAAGATCCTACCGTCAGGAGATATCGGCAAGGTCAATGTTGCCAATAAGAATGAAATCATTGGCATTTGGCTTCCAATCGGAGAATACACAGTAGAGTTCCATCTCAATTATGAGATGCCCAGCTTCAATATTGAAGTTACAGAAAACCACACTCTAACAAACCCTCTTGATCTGTTTGCTAAGCCTGGTGATTCGGCAAATTTTGAACAATACTCAGATTCGAATCCTCCATGGAAGAACATTGTTGAATCTGAGTTGAAGTTTAATTGGCCAGATGATGTTACCATTGTGGATCTTTACACCGGAAGCGATTGTCCGGCGGATCTTCAAAGTAGGATTGATTATACCCTCAGAGAGGTTAAGTCTCGATGTGTGATTCGAGTTCCCGAAGGTAAACATGACATCGTGGGTATTAAAAGACTCAGTACTCCTACGTTTGCTTACGCGTTGTATCACTACAAGTATCTTAAGGGTTTTTACGGTCCGGCCGGACCGGAGAAGACAAAGTTTAGACTCAAGGCTAACTCTCTTTCTGACGATCAGCTAAAGCTCATGGCCGAAGACCCATCATTCGATCCGTCAAAATATGAACCCATGCAAATGGGATACGCATACCTTGATGGTCGTTCAGATCCCTTCCTGATTAGTGGTATCGGGTTCGAGGCGGAGCATCAACCAAAGCTTGAATCTCTACATCCGGGTTTGGTTGCTAAAGGAGTAAAACTAGGGCAGCCAGCCCCGTTCAATGGTCTAGTATTTATGCCGAATTCAAAGGTTATTGTTAATAATTCAGCATTTCTTGGAAATGCCAAGCTTATTACAGCTGCGCCTCCAGGCGAGAATACTAATATAGGATCTCAGCGCTGCGTGATTGAATACAATCATTGCGAGTTCAGTGGAAAAACCCCAAAGCATATTGATCCAGCACAGCCTCGAGTATCCAATCCCGTTATGGGAAATAATGATGTTCTTCACATCATTCGAAATAGTTGGATGCATGATACTGCTTCTCGCCCAGCGTATAATGATCAGAATAAACCTGCTGTAGGATACGAAGCACCCTTGAGTACCAAGTATGTATTCGAGAATGTTCAATTCGACAATATTGCGAATGTCAGACCTGAAGATACTGACAATCCAGGTACTTTGGACACCACATATAAGTCCGTTATCGGGTTTGAGGATTCCTCAGCTGAGATTCGATTCAGCGGGTGTCGATTTAGGCATACTACTAAGGAATCTCGAGGGGTTATTGCACTTACTACTGTATCTGCTCGAAATCCAGATGGCGGTAGACTGATTATTGAAGATTGTCAGTTTGAATACACCGAGAACCCACAATTGAACGGATTCGCTACAGTCATGATTGACCCCAACTCTAAGTGGTGGACTAGAGGTTATCCTCATGGGGTTACGGTTTCGGTTGGCGATAAGGAACTTAAGCTTCACGTATTCCCAAATAATATGAAATGGCCACCGACTGCTAAGCAAATTGCAGATGCAGGGCTTACTCCGTCAGAGCATGCTCTCGCCAGACGTTTTTAGGAGATTTAATGACATATTCACAACTTATCAATCGACGAGAAGAGACCTCTAAGCGATCTACTCGAGACGGCCGCACTGTAGAACGAATTGTTGTTCATCACTGGGCTGGAATCTATGGTGGAGTTGAGCGACTCGTATACTCTTCAGATCAAGCTTCAGCTAATTATATCATCTTGAATGATGGTACACTGATCGGTTCTGTTCCGGAGGAATACGCAGCGTGGACATCAGGTTCGTGGGAGGTAGATTCTCGATCGGTAACGGTTGAAGTTCAGAATGAGACTACTGCACCAGAATGGCGAGTGTCGCAGGCAGCCATCAACACCCTTATTCAACTCATCATTGACCTTGGGCGTCGATACAACTGGGGTACAATTGACCGTACGCGAGTTCGAGGCCATCAAGAATTCTACGCAACGTCTTGCCCCGGACCGTATCTCTATCCCAAGCTTGGCGAGATTGCATACCAGGCTAATGTTCAACTCCAGGGCGGATCTATCATTATTGAGAAGCCGAAGGTCACCGATCGCTCCGTCAAGTGTGTTGATCGTGATCATGTAAATGTCAAGGAGCTACAACAGCGTCTTACTGACTTGGGTTGGTACGATCGAGAGATTGACGGTATCGACGGTGACGGTACTCGCATCGCAATTGTCGCATACCAGCGAAATCAACGATACTTCCCGAACCTTCTGGCAGACGGGTTCTGGGGTGAATTGACTGAAGCGCATTATCAGTGGGTCAAGACTGTTCAGGAAGCTATGAACGACTGGCAGACAGCTGAGCGAATGGGTGAAGTACTAGTCGATGGCAGTTTTGGAAACTACAGCTTCCAACTTGCCCGTCAGATTCAGATCGACAATCAGCTCGGCGCCTACACCGACGCAGTCAAGACCGTTTACGGATCGGATGCTATTGCGGTTGCCGATGGTATTCCCGGTAAGGCATTCTGTAAGATGCTTGGGATCGAAGAGCATCCTACGTCATAATGGAAAGCATCCTTGGAACAGTAAAATCTTTTCTGGGGGTCCCTGCTGAACTAGTGGTTTTCGACGGAACATTGACGATGTTGATTAACTCGGCGTTCGCGGATTTGCATTCAATAGGTGTGGGTCCACGAACGCCGTATAGAATCACAGGTCAAGATAATCTATGGTCTGAGTTTTACACGGACTCGCGTTTGAATTCAGTGCAAGATTATGTTTGTGTAAAAACCAGGCTGGGTTTTGACAACAGTACTATGACATCGTACACCATTAAGGCTCTTCAGGATCTTAATGATGAACATGTTCATCGGCTTCAGTGGGCTCAGGAGGAGATCGATGCCGAATGATTTTAATACGCTAGTCGCAGAAATTACCAATCAGGTAACGGACGAAGAGCGTCTTCTACACGAATACCTATGCACCAGTTTGGGTGATGATTACCTCGAGCACTACACAGTAGTTGAGGTAAACGAAGTTGATTACTTTGAACACCATGGTGTTAAGGGTATGAAGTGGGGTATTCGTAAGAAGCGCGACGGTTTTGTCGACGGTCGAAGGACAACGATGAACCGTCGAGACCGAAAATCTGGAGATTTAAATCAACGGATTCTGAATCTCGCACCAAATACTAATAAGGCGGGATCTAGAGCATTCAAGCGTCAGGAGAAGTCCAACGTAGTTGCTCATAAGGTATATGATAAAACGTTGAGGGCGGCTTCGAGGCCGATCAAGAAAGAGATTAAGACCCTTAATCTAAAGTATAAAGGTAAAGATTTGTCCAAGCCCTCCAAAGAGCGGGATAAGTATTACTCTGAAATTACCCTAGCAGTCAATAGACAACTTCAGGCTGCCTCCCATCTAAAATCTAAGGGTGGACTTCGCATGGACTTTAAGTTCGATGCAAAGACTTCTTCTTATCCAACAGCTAACATTGTTACCGCTGAGCGAGGTCAAAATAAGAAGGCTGCTGTTGACGCTGCTAAACAAACTCGATCTTCGGCAAAAAATAATCTTCGTACCGAAAAAGAACGCGTCAAGAATTCAGTATCTCACGAAGATACGACCGAGAGTAGCTATACTCGTAAGGTTAATCTTGAGTGGGATTCGGACGGGCTTTTAGTTGATATCGACTTTGACATTCCCGACGATTCAGAGCTTGCTCACGAGTTTGTAATGCAAGCCGTATCGGGGATTGATTTCGAACTTATCGATATCTCAGAGTTTGCGCTCGAACACTATGGTGTTAAGGGTATGAAGTGGGGTCTTCGCAAGAGATCTAAAACTCGAGTATCTTCATCTGGGGCTAGATCAACGTCCCCAAATCCTTCGTCCAAGGTGCCTGCCCCAAATCCTTCGTCCAAGGTGTCTGCCCCAACAACTCGCGATAAGCGCGTAAAGGCTCTTAAAAATCGTCGAGAGCTTAGTGATTCCGACATCAAAGATTTCACTTCGAGACTACAGTCAGAGAAGCAGTTGAAAGCACTGTTGGATGAAGATGTATCTCCTGGACGAACCTTCATTAAAAAAGTTATGTCCGATGCTGGTAAGCAAGCAGCAACAAAGCTTGCAACTAATGCTATGACTTATGGGACAACTAAGGTTATGGGTAAGGCATTCGGTAAAGAACTAGAAAAGGCGCTCTCAGGGAAGAAAGACTAACTATATCGAAAGGAGCCTAGATGGTGTTGTCCAATACGGCAACTCCGAAGTATTATAAAGCCTTTCGAGATCAGGTTCTTCGTGGTGAGATTCCTGTCAATAGAGAAATCTCCATGGAGATGAATCGTATTGAGAATCTCATTGCAGATAAAAGATATTATTATGATGACCGAGCTATTGATGGGTATATCGCTTTTTGCGAAAAAGAGTTGACGCTAACTGATGGCTCAGATCTGTACCTTCTCGATAGTTTTAAGCTCTGGGCCGAATCTGCTTTAGCTTGGTTTCATTTTGTCGATAAAGACGTATATGTACCTAAAACTGAGTATCAAGATGGTCACTTTGAGAAACGACCTGTCTGTGAGCGGTTACGAACCAAACAATATCTGATTGTTGCCCGAGGCGCTGCGAAGTCTATGTATGCTTCAACGATTCAAAATTATTTTTTGAATGTGGATACTTCTACAACACATCAGGTTACAACCGCTCCAACTATGCGTCAGGCTGAAGAAGTTTTATCACCTATTAGAACTTCGATTACTAGGTCTAAAGGGCCGTTATTTAAGTTTCTAACTGCCGGGTCTCTTCAAAACACAACCGGCTCTAAAGCTAACAGGGTAAAGCTGGCATCAACTAAAAAAGGTATCGAGAATTTCCTTACAGGTTCCATTCTTGAAATTCGACCGATGTCCGTTGATAGACTACAAGGTTTGCGTTGTAAGATTGCATCAGTCGACGAGTGGCTTTCGGGTGACACACGTGAAGACGTGGTAGGTGCTCTGGAACAGGGAGCAGCTAAGGGCGGAATTGATGATTATTTGATTCTTGCAATTTCATCTGAAGGGACCGTTCGTAATGGTGCCGGGGATACTATTAAGCTTGAATTGATGGATATCCTCAAAGGTAAAATGGATGCTCCGCATGTTTCTATTTGGTATTACAGACTTGATGACATCAAGGAAGTAGCCGACCCAAACATGTGGCTTAAAGCTCAGCCTAATCTTGGAAAGACAGTCTCATATGAGACATATCGACGAGATGTTGAGAGAGCTGAAAATCAACCAGCTACTCGTAACGATATCGTAGCAAAACGTTTCGGGATTCCTCTCGAAGGCTTTAGTTACTTCTTCACTTACGAGGAAACTATTCCACATCGACCACGATCTTTTTGGAAACTACCGTGTTCAATGGGTATGGATCTATCACAAGGCGATGACTTCTGTGCATTTACATTCTTGTTTCCATTGGGATACGGTAATTTTGGAGTAAAAACCCGAAGCTACATCACAGAGAGAACTCTTTTTAAACTTCCAGCAGCCGCTCGACAAAAATACGAGGACTTCCGCCGAGAAGGTTCTCTAGTGGTTATGGACGGCGACATTCTTGATATGATGGATGTTTATGATGATCTTGAAACCCACATTGATAAAGAGCAATACGAAGTAGTTTGTGTTGGATTCGATCCGTACAACTCAAAAGAATTTATCTCTCGTTGGTGTATTGAGAATGGCGAACATGGTGTTGAAAAAGTTATTCAGGGAGTAAGAACTGAATCGGTTCCGTTAGGTGAGCTTAAGATTCTTGCTGAAGAACGTAAATTGCTGTTCGATCAAGAATTGATGAAGTATGCAATGGGTAACGCCATTACCATTGAAGACACAAACGGCAACCGTAAACTTTTAAAGAAGCGCCATGAAGAGAAGATTGATAATGTGGCGGCTCTAATGGACGGTTGGGTAGCATATAAACTCAACCGAGAAGCGTTCGATTAAGGATGTCAAAATGAAAAGAATCCGAGGTACGCCTCTGTGACAATGTTAGATAGACTTAAGAAATCCTGGGATGCGTTCCTTTATCGAGACGTTGGCGATCAAGGTAGAAATAGTTTCTCACGATCTAACAGCTACAATCCAGGGTCGCCAGTACTAGGTCGAGGTAATGATCGTACGATTGTAGCTTCAATTTACAATCAAATCGCGATCGATTGCGCGGCTGTGGAATTCCAACATATCCGAACTGATAGCGATGGTCGATACCTATCAACGGTCAAAAGCTCTTTGAATGATTGCCTAAACGTTGAAGCTAATTTGGACCAGGCGTCATCGGCATTCAAGCTCGATATGGTATTAACGCTTTGTGATGCTGGTGTTATGGCGGTCGTGCCAACAAGGACTTCTGGTGAAGATCCAAAAGTCTCAGATGCATACGATGTCCTCGAAATGCGAGTTGGTCGCATTGTGGAATGGGCGCCTAGGCATGTCAAAGTATCGGTGTATAGAGATTATTCAAATGGTCCAAATGGGATCGTCGACCATGGTGAGCGAGAAGAGATTTGGCTTCCAAAGCGTCTTGTCGCAATTGTGGAAAACCCACTAGCGACAACTATGAATAATCCAAATTCAACATTACAAAGACTTCTCCGCAAGTTGAATTATCTCGATCAACTTGACGAGGCTGCAAGTTCGGGTAAACTTGACTTGCTTATTCAGCTGCCATACACTATCAAAACTGAGACCCGTCGACAACAAGCAATGCAACGACGACAGGATATTGAAGTTCAACTTCAGAACTCTAAGTACGGTGTTGCATACATTGATTCTGCTGAGCGTGTAACCCAACTCAATCGACCTGTAGAAAACAATCTATTGAATCAGATTGACTATCTGACCAAACAGGTTTATGCTCAGATGGGACTTAACGAGTCTGTTTTCTCGGGCGAGGCTGATGGTCAGACAATGACGAACTATAATGAGCGAACGATTAAACCAATTGTTCGGGCGATCGCAGAAGAATTTCATCGTAAGTTCCTATCAAAAACTGCAAGATCTCAGAACCAACAAATCTGGTACTATCGAGATCCATTTGCAATGATCCCGATTGATCAGTTCGCTGAATTGGTCGACAAGCTGACTAGAAATGAAGTCGCTACGTCTAATGAGATGCGAATGGCCATGGGTTGGAAACCTGTGGATGATCCGAAGGCCGATATGCTGATTAATAGCAACTTGTCAATGTCTACGGAAGACGCTCAATCTAAAGGTTTATATAATCCGAAAGAGGAACAAGTCAATGACAAAGAGTAGTCAAAATGCAAAGTACAACACCTGACTTTTCAGGGTGGGCGACTAAGAACGATATCCTATGCACCGACGGCCATACTATTCGCCAGGGCGCGTTTGCCAAGGACGATGGTAAGACTGTTCCTCTTGTGTGGCGGCATCAAAGAGATGAGATTCCCCATATTCTAGGACACGCCACTTTGAAGTATACTCCTGAGGGAATCCGAACTGATGCGTTTTTTAATGAGTCTAAAGAGGCTCAAGACGTAAAGCTAAGGGTCCAGCATGGGGATTTGAATCAACTTAGCATCTTCGCTAATCGTTTAATTAAGAATGGCATGGACGTTCTAGATGGTTCAATTGGAGAAGTCTCAGTAGTACCAATTGGTGCTAATGAGGGAGCATTTATTGATTTTGTCAGTTTGAATCATGAGTATGATGCGTCTGACGTTTGGGTCGGATCTGAAAATCATAATGCCATGATCTATTCTGGCGAAGAACTAGAAATAAACCACGAGGGAGACAGTATGGACGAAGATCTTGATGATACCATCGAGGACATTTATAATTCCATGACTGATGAGCAGAAAGCTGTGGTGGAATACGTCGCCAAGCTAGCTCTAGAGTCTAAGCTTGAACAATCTGCCGAGAATGAGGAAGACGAAGCTAAGCCCAAGTCTGATTCTGATTCTGATTCTGATTCTGATTCTGACGAAGACAAGACTAAGACCAAGTCTAACGAAGATGAGGCCGACGAAGCCGAATCTGACGAAGAAAAGAAGAAAACACTTAGCCATGAAAGGGGCAGTATGCCCATCCACGATACTTTTGAGTCCAATGGTCCGGTAACTAACCCCGCCGGAACGACTCTTACCCACGAGCAGGTTCAGACCATTGTTCGCTTTGCCGATCGTCGCGGGTCTCTTAGGGATGCCGTTCTTGAACATGCTGGAACCTATGGTATTAACAATATCGATATGTTGTTCCCCGAGGCTAAGATCATTGGCGACATGCCCGATCTGGTCAAGCGACGGACGGACTGGGTAGAGGCTGTTTTGGGTGGAGTTCACCGTAACCCATTCTCACGCATCAAGACGATCTCAGCAGATCTCACCTATGATACTGCCCGGGCAAAGGGTTATGTTACTGGTACTCTGAAGAAGGAAGAGTTCTTCGGTCTTCAGAACCGAATCACCACGCCGACCACGGTGTACAAAAAGCAGAAGTTGGATCGGGATGATATCCTAGACATCCAAGACTTCGACGTCATCGTATTCCTCAAGCAGGAAATGCGAATCATGCTTGATGAGGAGCTTGCACGTGCAATTCTTCTCGGTGACGGTCGCGCCATCGATGACCCGGACAAGATTAAGGAACCCCTCGGTCTTGCTGAAGGAAAGGGTATCCGTTCTATTCTATCAGACCACACCTTTTATGCCTCGGACTACGTTATTGATGCAAATGTTCCCAACGAGGACGTCCCTGAAGAGATCGTGAGGGCGCTTCTCGCTTACGAAGGTAGCGGCAACCCGACGTTCTTCGCTTCTCGTTTGCAGATTGCCAATATGAGTTTGCTTAAGAGCGAACTTGGAAATCGTCTGTACCCGACCATGGAGAACCTAACTTCAGCGCTTCAGGTTGGGCGTATTGTGGGTGTCGATCTTATGAAGGGGTTGGAGAAGACTATCACTACCCCTGACGGAGATAAAGTTTGCGAGCTTGTGGGCATTGCAGTGAATCTTGCGGACTACTCTGTGGGTACCGATAAGGGTGGAGAGGTTACATTCTTCGATGACTTCGACCTTAATTTCAACCAGGAACTGTACCTGCTTGAAACTCGTATTTCGGGGGCCCTTCGTAAGTGGCGCAGCGCTGTTCGAATTTGGAAGGTTAAGGCCTAGTAAGGAGTTGGGTTGCGTTACTATGGAAAAGTAGGATACGCAACCCCTGTTGAAATCCGTCCCGGAGTTTACAAGGACGTAATGATTGATCGTCATTATTTTGGTGATGTCAAACAATCGACTAGTAAACTCCGGGAATCTACGGGGGTTTCAGATTCTTTAAGTATCCAAAACATTATTGAGGTTGTAACTGATGAATACGCCTTGGGTCATATCTCACAGATAAGATATTGTGAGTTTGCAGGACAACTATGGAAAGTAAATCGAGTCGAGGTTAAACCACCACGACTTATTCTATCGATAGGGGAGCTGTACAATGGACCGAAGGCTTAAATTACACGAGCTTCTTGCTGGGATCTTAGGCGATGAATCTAGAGTATATTTTCAACCCCCTGAGAATTTGTATATGCAATACCCTTGTATTGTTTATCGGAGGGTCTCCTCCCATACGAATTATGGTGATGATAAACCATACTTCAAAATGCGAAGGTATGAAGTGACATATATCTTCAGTGACCCTGACGATCCCGAAGATATTATCGAGAAACTTACAGACCTCAAACTATCGATATTTGATAGACAATTTGTTGTAGACGATCTCTATAACGCCACCATTATACTTTACTTTTAGGAAGGTGAGGTGTCTATGGCTAAGCTAGCCTGGCACGAAACTGGAGATAAGCAATACGAACTCGGTGTTGACAAGGGTGTCTTTTACCCTCTCAATGCCACAACTGCTGCCTACGATACAGCCTATGCTTGGAACGGTTTGATCTCGGTAACCGAGTCACCCTCCGGTGCTGAGGTTACTAAGAATTATGCTGATAATGACGTCTACATGTCGTTGATGTCAGCGGAAGAGTTCGCAGCCACAGTAGAAGCATACAATTACCCTGACGAATTCGCACTGGTGGATGGAACTGCAGAACCGGTTCCAGGTCTATACGTTGGCCAGCAACCACGAAAGCCATTTGGTCTATCTTACCGAACTAAGGTTGGTAACGATAGCAAGGGTATGGATGCGGGATACAAGATCCACCTCATTTATAATGCTATGGCTGCACCTTCGGAGAAGGCTTACTCTACGGTGAATGATTCACCGGAGGCCACGACCTTCTCGTGGGAACTTAGTACTACACCAATCAATGCCGGTGATGTTCTTAAGTCAACTGCCCAACTAACCATCAATTCTCTGAAGGTTCCAGCAGCCAAGCTTAAGGCTTTGGAAGACATTCTTTATGGAACAACAACGCTGGAAGCTCGTCTTCCGCTGCCTACTGAGGTTATTGGACTTCTGTCTGCTCCATAAACTACTGAGCCATTTGGCATTATACCATTCGGATAAGGATTAAAGGGATGCTCGAGTTAACAATTAAAGCACAAGAATGTTTTGACGAACTTAGTAATGAGTTCATTACGACTCCTGAAGTTCATTTGCAACTCGAGCATTCCTTGTACTCTCTGTCAAAATGGGAAGCTAAGCATAAAAAACCATACATGTCTTCTCTTGAGAAGCATCGAAAGACTGAAGAAGAAGTAATTGATTATTTCCGATGTATGTCTTTAACCGAGGTAGGTCCTGAAGTCTTTAATTCATTGACCACCGAGCATATAAAAGCCATTGGCGATTATCTCCAAGATAGCCAAACGGCAACTTGGTTTCGGGAAGACTCAGCAAAGAGAACCCCTCCAGGTCTCGGCAAGATTATTACGACCGAGGTAATTTATTATTGGATGGTCACACTCCAAATCGATTTCCAAGCTCAGTATTGGCCACTAAATCGTCTACTGACACTCATTCAGGTTATTAACGAAGAGAATAAGCCTAAGAAAAAGACGTCACGAGCCGACATGATTCGGGGTCGTCGAGCTTTACATGCTAGTAGGAATCAATGAGTATAAAACTTAACTTCGTTCCGAATGTAAAATGGGGTTTAGAAGATAACAAGCTATTCGAAACCGGAATAGATTGTGGTGTTGTATATTGGGGCAACATTACTAGAGCATGGGACGGTCTAGTTTCAGTTGATGATATCATTTCCGGTGGAGAATTTAAACCGTTTTATTATGAGGGTAAACGACTATACACCGATGTTTCAAATACTGAAACCGAACTTAAGGTAACCAGTTATACATACCCTAAAGATTTCGATACTCGTTTTGGGTATCAGATGGTTGGTGATTTTCCCGGAATGGTTGCTACAAACCAATCAAATGGGCAATTCAATATGACTTATCGCACATTAATCGGTAAATCATACACCGGTACGGATTTCGCATACAAAATTCACTTGTTGTATAACTGTGTATGTCTTAGGGCCGATAGAAAATACGAAACCGTAAATGCCGACCCTGAACTAGATACGTTCGAATTTGACATTAATACGTCACCCGATATGTCCATCTCTGGAGTGGAAAGCGGACATTATATTTTAGATTCTAGATATACACCACCTGCCATTATGGATAAGCTTTTAAAACAGCTATACGGTAGCGGCTCCACGCGAGGAGTTATGCCGTCGGCAGATCAACTTAACAACCTTATTCAAACAGCCCTACATGGTTTTGGTCATGCGCCGTTTGGAAGGGCACCGTTCGGAAGGGCACCATGAGTACTCCGGTTCCAGATTTTTGGAATATTAAAAACCAGCCACAAGAATATGAAGAACCATACTATTCTACTATTAAGAATTGGATGGACTCAGTTGAAACTGGTATTAAGAATAATTTTGGTACAAATCGAGGTCTTATGCCATCGGGTGCAGATCTTAATACTTACATCGGCGTTGGGTATGGTGGAGCTTATGTTGCGTCAGCGACGGTAGTTCCAACTTTGGTGAATGCCCCACCCTTTAACCCAGCTTATTCCTCTTCTACTTCGTTTGAAAACCGAAGTGTATTTCTAGTATTTAATGGCGGAGAGACCGGCGGAACTACGCAGCTATTCTTTGCCTCGGGTCAGACTTGGTATCGAACTGCGCCATACCGAACCTATGGTGCTTGGGTTAATCTATCAGCCCCCGAAATTGCCTTCTCTAAAGATATTAGTGGCACTAATGCAGCATCAGTACTGAAATTGAACGAGCTACCTCCAGGAAATTATTACACCGATTACTTGAGAGCACTCACCGAAAATAATACGCCGGTCTATAAGGGAATTAGACTTTTCGGTACAATTACGATCCACAAGGTGTCTGGTTCTCGTTGGTTCATGATTTTCCAGTCTATGTATGGGGTTGTAAACAATAAAGATCAGCCATACACCGTTTGGATCAAGGGTATGGACCAGGATCCGAA